CTGAGTCAGGGCAGTCGCTCGGAGGGCAAGCGCGAACGAGCGCCGCCGGCCGAAACGTCGGAGCCTCAACGAGGTCCTCCAATACGTAATACGAACGAGCACCGGACAAACCGATACCCGATCGAGGGGGAAGAAGGGGAGGTAAAGGAGTGTGTGCATCCCGTTTGCGGGTGAGATGTCGACCCGTCGGATTACAACCCCCGGCCATAAGGCCGAGGGCCAAGGAAGACGGAATCGAAATCTGTGGAAGTTGGATCCACGGATTCTTATCCGCAGGTTGGCGGTACCAACCAGCCGCTTGCGTCGCAAAGCGGTGTAGTTGGAAGTCAACGGGTTTTGTGGTGACCCGAGCAAAACCATCGGGATGGCGGACCTGACAAACTGAGGTCCGAAGGGAGGAGGCGGCTCGCGCGGCGTTAAAGATCGATGAACGCCAACGCGATGGTAGTGGACCCGGGGTGGAGGAGTCAGGGTAGTACGTTATCGGAACGTGACTTAGGAAGTACTTGAAACGACCTAAAATCACGGGCACAACCCGAGCGGAATACTTGGCAGGGTACCAACGAAGGCACTCGCGCAAGCGTGTGAGGAGCCGAGGGACTCTGGCAAGCTTCTCTTGCCTGATTCTGGTGGGATCATCAGTTCTGCGCAACGCAGGGAACTCGAAGATCGAACCCCGAGCGAACCATATGGGTCGCACACGGCGGAGGGTGGTGAGGAAGTACGTGGAGTTGAGTGTCCACACCCGAGGGTGCAGAAGGGTCTTGGTCTCCTCAAGAACCAGACCACACTCAGGTAACCGGCTCTTCCAGAGCTCGATGGAAGAGGGGACATCCCGGAAAGCGAGGTCATCTCCGTTTATCCGGACGAGTCCACGAGAGACCCGATCCTTCACACGGTCCAGACCTAGACCGTGGACGAGACCCACAAGGTTCGTCAAACAGAGGAGCGGAAATGAGAGGAAGTCGCCCATTCGCTGACCCGTAAGGGCCATGAATGAGTCAACGACGACTTCTTCCTGTCTAAGCTGGATTAAGGCGGGACCCAGGAACCGGTACGCCAAGTCCCAAACCGCACCAGGGATCCTACGACCCCCGGGGGTGGAACGAAGCAGGCGGAGGAGGAGAAGGGTGTTCGACATACGGAAGTTGTCCGTGC